GTAAAGTCTATCGCCTTTTTTATTTGGCAAACAATAAACCTTTATGTCATTCTCAGTACACCACTGGAAAGCATCATACTGAAAACTGCTAAACATACCTATTGAATTCATATTGCTAAGATACAAATTTAACCTATTGAATCTACAATGGCAGTTGGAAAAGATTGTTTGTGTACAGTCGTGGTTACTTAGCTATATATTTATTTTATTCCCTCAGAGTCCTTATTTTTATTTCCGTCTATCTTTCTATAAAACACTGAGAGGCTATTTAAGGCTATTTAGGAGCTATTTAAGAGACTTTTATATCTTTTCGGTATACTTACCCCAATGGATTGAATTAAAGCCCTTAGAAGAGCTTATTTGCCTATCGGATTGAATTTATTAGCTTATTTAGTAGGGTTAGTTGATATTTTAAGTACGAAATGCCCTTTTTAATTATATTTTAAATGATATTCAAGCAATTAGCTAAAATTAGCCTATAAAAAAAGCCCTAAAATAGGGCTAAAATATTATTTATTTTTATTTATTATTTAAAATATTTTGTATTCTGTTATTAAATTATTGTCTAATAAATAATTTATTTCCTTATATAGTTTAGTTTTTTTAGGATACCTACAAAATTTAGTATAATTTTTAGTAATTTCTTTACCGTCTTTTAAATATGTTATTTCGAATGTGTGTAAATATGCCATGATGATTAATGATAAATTAAACCTACTTTTTTATTGTTACTGAAAAACTTTGTTGCATAATAGTCAATTTTTGATGCGTTGATATATCCAGCTTTATGGAGTTCCTCAATATTGTCAAATATTTGAGCGTGTCTATCTTTGCTAAAATCAATAGTTTTGTCCTTATATCCACCTACTGAAAAAATAACGTCCATATTATTAGGCAATGTAATATCTTTAAAATAAGGTAAACTTTTACTATATGCATAAAAATTCACATTAGGATTATCATTGGCAATTGTTATCCACTTTTGTAGATATTCTCTAGAATAGAAATCCCCGCTATCATGAATGCGTATTGCGTCGGCTTTTTTCTTTTTTATTTCGATATTCATTAGCCCTATAAAAATACTTTGTTTAGTTAATTCGTATTTTTTCTCCCTCAGCTCATTATTTTTTGGATATCTTGTATAGTTTCCTTTTTGAGCGTAACAATATTTAACGCAGTCTTTTGCATATTTACATATTGTTTCACCGTTTACGCTTTTATATGCCGGGATACTAAAGTTAAATATTTTCAACTCTAGCTTTTTGCTAGTTTCTTTTAATTTAGCGTTTTGAGTTAGTAAATTCATAGTATTAAAATTTATAAGATACTTTGTTAAAGTTTATTTTTTTGACCGTGTCTAAATTTATAGACCTATAGGCTTCTTTTTTGACGTCGTATACTCTTAAAATACCGTTATCAATTGGGCGTGTTATTTTGATACTTTTACCGTTATTTGATAGGTATTTTTTGACTCCAGTTCTGCAGTTCATTTTTCGTAATGTACCGTCCTTTTTTATGAATTCAACGGTAAAAAATTGACCGTTTAAAAATTCGATAAGTTTCAATAGTGTTTGTCTAGTTTCTAAAGTTTCCATATTAAATATAAGTTAAAATAGTTCTTGTAAAAATGTAAGTAAATAAAGAAATTAAAAATAAGTATTGAGCTATTTTTAAAGCCTTGTAGAATGTTTTTTTGTTCATTTGTTTAATCTTAAATTATGTAAAAATTTGTCCGCTGCTGCTGCTTGTTTAAATTCTTTTATTACTGGCTGCTGCTGTGGGTAGGTGCAATCGATAACTTCATATTTTTGGCTATCAACGTTGAATTCGATGTAGTACTGTTTTTTTAGCATAACGTTTAATTTAGTTAATATTTGTCTTTGTGGATTTTCCACCTGACAAATATAGGTCAATTTGATAAGTGTAAAAAGTTTTTTGTTGATAAAATGTTAATTTATACCTAGTCTAAATAAGAATAACAAACAAAAAAAAGGGAATCAAATCTGACCCCCTATTGAATTTATACCTATTGAATTCATATTTAGGTATTGAATTCACAACCCTATTGAATTGCTAGGTTAATTGTATTGCCTCACAATGCTCGTAACATTCTGAGCAAATTTCAGTTTCAATCGGCACTAAAGGTGCACCGCAACAATTACTCACTACTTGTTCCATCTTCTAGTTGTTTTAATATTTGTTTATCTATCTTTAGGAGTAGCTTAGTGTACTCCGTTGTATTGAGCTTATATGCTTTTCTTTTGCCTATTATTTTAGCTATCGAAGTCTCTACCAAATTAAGCTCATCGCTATTCAGTTTAAGTTTAAACTTTCTCATAATCATCAGCATCTAACATGTCAAACTTATCTATTGTCTCTGTAAGCTCGTCTACAACGCTCCAGTCGTTATTCTTAGTATGTTCTAAGCGATGATTCCAAAGGAGGTGGACTATCAAGTCTATTTCGTCATTTGTAACGTTTACAGGTATTGTTTTGTGGGTTCTATTTTTTCGTATCATAATTATATATCTTTTTGTTTATATTCTAAATAAGATGTTGTAAATGCCGCAAAGCAATATACTGGGAACTCCATAAAGTCATCAAACTTATTTGCTGGGTCTTGTAAATCTCTCTCATGGTTTTTATAAAGCTCATCTTTATATGCCATAAAAAACTTATAGAATTCATAACCAACTGTTGAAATCTCACTCTCAGTAATATTTAATTCTGGACTTGCTAGAATTACTTCTTTTTTTTCTTCGTCTTTAATTGCCATAATTATCTTTGTTTTAAAATTATACTGCTAATATATAAAAAATATTCCAACTGCCAAACATATTACAAAAAAAAGAGGGAAATATTTCTAAATCCCCCTAAACAAATCAAAAAAAAGTTTATTATATAGTGCAATATAATAAAAATATTTTACTTGACAATATACATTCCTTTTGGCACACTCCTAGTTAGTATATATTGAATTCCATATCGACTAGCATCAATAAGGTGGTTGTAGTTATCTATTGGCTTTACTCCCCTAATATCCCAAACGTAGTTATTAAACTCTTTGACTAAGTTCTCCCCATCTAAATTGATATTGTAATCCTGCATTAAAGCTATTCCACTTAATATACTTCCTTTCTTCTTTATAGTAGGAGTAACATTTAAAGGTGGGTTCTTCATCTTCATTTCGGATAAAAGCCTGGGCTCAGAGTTGTCGCATACAATTAGCTTCCTACCCGCCACTCTACGACAATGCTCATATATCTGGGAGGTTACTAATCCTTTTTTATATAGATGTTCCTTTAACCAAATTATTTTCCTTTCTTTGTCAACGCAAATTTCTACAAGGGCTGAAGCATCTCTAGCAAATCCGAAGTCAAGTGCGAATATTGAATCTATCTCAGTATTGAATTGTCCTATTTGCCAATCAGTAAATACAACTCCCTCTGCTTTCTGTAACCAACCCCCCATAATTTGATGGGCATATTTTTCGGGTCTACGCTCCTTAATCTTTTCAATCTCGTTAACGAATGATTTAGACAGGTGGTCAACGTTGTCTAAGTAAGTTGTGTGGATATAGGTTACACCTTCTTTAGTGCCATTAAATCCATCTGGGATTCCTCTATTTTGGAAGAACCTTTGGTATATCCAATGTTCTTTTGTAGTAGGGTTTAGAATCAATATACATCTATTCTTGGCAACCTTACTTCTAATGGAGTAGTCAATCTTATCAAAGCCAGTCTCATCGTTTAGCTCTTCAGCCTCATCCAATACAAAAGTATTTACCCCTTGGATTGATTTCAGCTTTGCAGTCTGGTCTCCACTTGCAGTTTTAATCCCACTAAAGTATATGGAACTATTGGTTAGCTTGTTGGTAATCTCAGTCTTTGTGATAGTAAAGAATTCTGCTACCCCCATCAGTTCTATCTTCTCCATGAACTCGGGTATAATACTCATAGAAGCACTACTCATTGTATAACGAGTAAATAGTGTCTTTGTATTCTGTTCGTACGTTAGAAGTACTAAAAATGTATTTACAGCAAATGATTTACCAGAACCTCGACCTCCAGTAATTACAAAGTATCTACTATCACTATTGAATAGCGTTTGGTATCTAGGGTTTAAATCTATCTTGTTCCCCATAAATCATTCTCGGTTAAATATTCTGGACTATAACAAGGAAGGTAGTCTCCTTGTATTGTGTGGTGAAATAATACTCCTTCTTTATTCTCCATTGTTATCGAATTTATAGTTATTAAAACAATCCTTCCATTTGCCACTAAGACTAAACCGAATAGACTGTAAATCTCCAGTATTCTTAAACACAAAGAACCCATTATAATAAGTAGAGTAGACTGCGAAGTAATCTACTAATGAGGTTAGGTACTCTTGTTTGTTGTTTTGAATATTAGTTTTAATATTGCTATCACCCTCTAATGGGGCTTTACCAGTTGACTTAATCTGGACTTTATATAATTTGCTATGGGTGTCGACTATGCAATCATAGGGACTTGAATCCAATAATGGTTTGCTAACTGAAAACCCTCTCTTTATACATTCGGCAAAGAACAAGGTTTCCCCATAACATCCTATATAATTACTATCAGTCAAATTTGCTTTTATTTACTTTTCGGTTATAATAGTACCCTAGTATTGGATTGACGTAATGATTCCAGAAATCATCTGGGAATTTACTACTATCATTTATCCTCATCTGTTTTTTTGATTTCTTCATGGTCAATATCTATTGTTTTAGGTTTAGCAAAATCCACAACTGGGATATTCACATTAGTATTTACATTTATATCCTGTTGCTCTTTTGGTTTACCATAACGGTATTCCCACAACATCTTAGTGTAGTTGAAGTTCCCTTCAGAGGCTTTCTTGGCAATATGAACCCAGGCTTTTTCCTCACTACCAAACGCTTTGTTTAGTGCCTTGAGAGTTAAAGCATTTGTCTCTTTCTCTTTAATCTTAGGAGGTCTCCCTTGCCCTCTATAAACACCTTTGACAGCACCATTATTTTTCCTGCCATCTACTTTATTTGGTTTGTCTTTTTCCTCCATACTATTGTATAATATATCCATTACTGCTATAGTAATCCTCTCTTTTCCTGTATTTATCCTGTAGCTTCTTATAATTGTTGTTAAGTAAGCTATTTGATTCAACAAGGTCTCTGTGGATTAAGGTTAAGGTATCATACCTTTGTTTGAGCTTATTCAAATCATCAAGCAACATATAATATTGCTCAGACTCTTCCACCACTTTATTTAGCTCTTCAAGATTGGTATTATACGTTCTATCTAGTGCCTCATTAAATCTACTGTTTACTGATAAATAATCAGACCTTGTAGAATAGTCATACTCCATAATGCCCTCTAAGTTATTTATAGAGTGAAGCACAGTTGCGTGGTTCTTGCTAAATGTATCTGCAATATTCTGGTAAGTCATACTAGTATTATCTCTAAGCAACTTATAAAACATACTCCTTGCAACTATATATTCCCTTAGCCTAGTTGGCTTACTAATATCTATATTGTAATATTCAGAAACTATTTTTTTGGCTAGTTTTTTGAATCCCTTTCTTCTTTGTATTATATCTATCATTCTATTTTTGGTTTTTTAAAGTCAGCGTATGCTTCTACTATACCCTGGCAACATTCATAATATTCTATATCTTTGTAATAATTCAAGAGATGTCTAATCTCATCATCACTAAGTATTCCCAATGACAATGAGGCATAAATATCTCTATAACATTCTTCTTTACTAGAGTACATCGTATAAATAAAATTCCTCCACTTGTTTCTTTTTATCTATAAAAAAGTCTCTATATATCTGGAGAGCTTCCTCAGTTTTATACCTACCTCTTTCGTAGAAATCCTTACTGCATTCAAACATCCCTATCAAATAAGTCTCCTTTTCAATTACAGCAAAAGTGAAGTCCTTATAACTAATTCCAAATAATTCACAATAAATATAACATTGAACATCATATCCGAAATTATTAGCACTCCACTTAAATTTCTGAAGCCCACCTTTACCAGTAGTCTTTAAATCTACAATAAAATTGCCTCCTAATATATCAGCCTTAGCTCTAAATGGAATCCCATCAATCTCCCCTACAGCAGGTACTTCAGTGCGAGTTCCATTAAGATAGTGAGATGTCTTTGAATTCATAAGAAACACATTAGCCATCTGTTCAGCATTATATTTCTCCTTCTCAGTAAATGCTTGACCATGCTCCTCAACAGCTAATTTATAAGCCTTAGAGTTTTTACTCTGGACATCAACGAAGTGAAGTTTATCATACTTCTCGGGTTCTAATAATTTACAATGAACTAGCCATCCATCCCTTAAAGCTTGATTATCACTATTCGAACTCCCACCTAAACTATTTTTATAGGCAAGTGGTGATTCAAGGAGCTTCTTACAAGCTGAGCTAGACAAGGCATTCTGCCCAAGATAATTATAGTAAAACTTGTCGTCAACCATCTGGGATAGGATTTCTTGCCTATTCCAAAATACACCATCAAGTGTCATTATTGTATTTTCCATTATGCCAAGATAGTTTTAATGATTATACGCTTTACTGTCTCTGGTACTTTAGGGTCTACGAGCTCCTCTCGCATCTCCTCTAGTAGAGTTAGTCTGCTATAGAATTCTATTGCTGACTCTTCGTGGTTTAGTTTCTCAAACATTTCTTTTGTTTTCCCCATAATTGTAATTTATTAGTGTTAATAATTGTTTAATTGCCCATTCGATTCCTTGTAATACGAATAGAAATGGACTGGTTAATACCGTAACAATACCTTCAAATAAGAAGAGTAATCCAAGTAGGAAAAAAACAAGGATAAGTTGGGGAAACCTAAATAGTAACTTAATTACCTTCATACTATATATCTATTGTTTGGAACAAATATATATAATAAAATGTTAATAAACTAGAATAAATCTAATTATTTTTTCGGAGTGAAGTTATCTTTCCAGATTGTTTGGCAAACTGAGTAACGTTGTTCTCTATCAGAGTACTCCTCTCCCATCTTAGCATTCCCCATACATCTGCGGATAAAATCTTTATTTGTCTCGTACTTCTTCGGTTTTAATAGTGGCATCTTCTTTTGGTTTTAATTGTTCTTCTATTTTTTCTATTCTATACAGTGCAACCGCTAATGCCTTTTGCGTTAGCTTTAAGTCGTTCTGCATCTTAATTAGTTTTACTTCTTTCAT